ACTGAAGTCAGTGCCACTGGTATCTACTGATATCAAAGTGCAAGTAACTCCGCCTGGTGGTGGTTATCATTTGTGGCACCATGAGGCAGGAGATCTATCACATGCACATAGAGATCTTGTGTGGATGATTTACCTTAATGATATGCCTGATGGTGAGGCAGAGACTGAGTTTTTGTACCAGCGTAGAAGAATCAAACCAACTGCAGGCACTGTTGTTATCTGGCCAGGTGCATTTACTCACACCCACAAGGGCAATACAGTTCTTACACAGGATAAATATATAGTGACAGGATGGTACATCAAAGGTAAGTAATCCATGGAAGAAAGATCACTACTCATTGAAGCAGACTTTTTGAATGGGTCTTTCAGTGAGGAACAATCATCAGCACTATACAGTGCTGGTAAATCTGCTAGAAGATTTAAAGTTGACAAAGAACTAATTGCAAAGTTCTTTGATACTCAGATTGATGAGTTCTGGCACTCAGATAAAGATAGACTTGAATACTTCCAGTATTTCAGTGATGGTGGATACTTCTGTCAAAGAAGAAAACTTGTGTATGATTTCAAGACTGAATCATCATACAGGAAGGTATATTCATTCACTGGTGCTACCTCAGCACAAGCACAAGAACTATTCAAGAAGTGTCAAGATTTCTTCTATGTTGTAAATGAAGTCAAGAACCTCAAGGTAGAGGAGAAAGTCAAAGAGATTGATAGTAGTGTTGTCTTCTGGGAGCAGAGATGGCGTAAACTTATCAGACAGAGAAATAATATGCTAGGACTATCTGACTGGAGAGTTCTACCTGATATTGCAGAGAGATATGATGGTGAGAAAGCAGACTGGGTTAAGTGGAGACAATGGTTACGTGACTACACTGTACCTTCACCAACTGATGCTATGTTTGAAGGATCAGGTTTAAAGTATTTCAAATATACATTTGATCTCAAGTTCCCTATCGATCCATCAAATTATAGAAAACTATATGATGGTGTAGAGAATCCTCCTGCATTCATGGATGAAAATGATGCTGACCAGTGGGTCAAGCATGACTCTGAAGCAAGTACAGACTTCTGGAAGAGCAGAGAAGAGAACATGTACAGACTTGCTACTCGTGGTCTACCTGAAAGCAAGAAAGTTACAGAGAATGTTCTACGCCTCATGCGTGAACTAGAGGTAGATGACATCATCCCAGTTGATTGGAGTAAGTATCACACTGATGAAAATGAACTATGATACGTGAAATTGATTTACTAGATAATGAACAACTATCATACATCACACGATACTTCAAATACTTAGAGTTTGAAGACGGTAAGAAAAGCAATCCAGAAGCAAAGAACAAAACCTGCTCCACAGTATATGGTGGGGTGGGTGCTCGTGATCTGAATATGTATTGTGGACAGATCATAGAAAATAAACTAAAATCATTTGCATCAGCACTATCACAGATATACTTTGTCAAGTATGATGTGGGTGGACAGTATGAAGATCATTACGATTCTAACCCATGTGGTGGTGTTAGACCAGATTATAGTATGACATGTTTTCTCAGTGATGATTATGAGGGTGGTGAGTTAGTCATTACAACTGATGATGGTGAGGTAGAAATTAAACTACCCAAGGGTAAAGCAGTAATTTATCCTGGCAATTTACTACACAGAGTTAACATGGTGACCTCTGGTAGGAGAGATGTATTCTTAGCATGGTTACAAAAATGAGAGAGTTTAAAAAATTCAATGACTTCTTTGATAAAGAATCTCATGAGAAGATCAAGAATGATATGCAGCAATCAGGGTGGAAGTTTGGTCATGGATCATATCCGCCAGGTGATCGCAGACGTAGATATCCATTCTGGATCTATGAACTGAAGGACAATCCATACTACACTGATTATCTTCTAAATATCATTAAGGAAAAAACCCAGCAAGATTATGAACTATATGATGTGTATGCCAACGGGCATACATTTGGAACACAGGGTGATTTCCACGTTGACTGGTATGATGAGAGCGAGAGAACATTTCTCTACTACGCTAATGATAACTGGAGACCAGAATATCTCGGTAAGACTATCTTTGACTTAGGTGGAGATGAACACTATTATTATCTCCCCAAAGGTAACTCTGCTGTTATGTTCAATGGCATGATTCCACACATGTCAGAAGGTTGCTCCAGAGCATTTACTGGACTACGTGTAACAATTGCTTGGAAACTACTACTCAGATGAACAACTACAACACCTTCTACTTTGATAATTTCATTGAGAGATATGCTGCTCAGATAGGTAAGCCTGTGCTCTATCTAAGATCAACTGGTTGGAATACTAGTTCTAATGTTGATGCTATCAATGCATCATACGCATTGTACAAGGACATTCTGCCAGGTGATTTGTGGACAGCATTAAAGAACTCAGAGCATGTATTCTGTGAGATTGATGATGATGTTGCTGATACTATGGAGTGGTGTGGTGATAATCTTCCTGCATCACAGGCATCAACTACAACACCAGAGAATTATATCTTCTATTCTCTTGTTAATGCTGAAGGACAACAACTAGCGAGCAACGAATAATGATCTTTACAGAAGACTTTAATATCTCTGATAAGTATCGCTTGTCTGATGGTGAGAAAGTAGCAACTGTTGAGATGATGCCAGCAAGGTTTACCATCCTCAAGAGTTTTGACTACGGTCCTAACATTGATGCTGATACACACGAGGCAATCAAAAAGTATTTTGACTTTAAGCAAAAGCATACAAATGATCCAAACTATGGATTTGATAATGATTTGTATGTCTATCACCTAGATGGTGTGTTCCAAGAGTTCTTTTGCAAGAAGTTCTACACATATAGCAGTACAGCAGCAAATCCATACACTTGGAAACTATTTGTTGATAGTGTTGGACAACCCAAACTATATCAAACACTAGGTCATATCAATAAACTGACTAGTGTCACTGATTCTACTGTTACCAACTTCAATGGTATATCAATTGCACCAGGCGGTGATCTAATCAGCATTAGAGTATATGACTCATCATATGATCTCGATGAACTATCAGATAACGACTTCTTAAGTAGAGTCAATGAGATTCCTGCTGGTCGTCCTGATATGTGTAGAGGAACAATTGATGTGTATCCTGATAAGGACACGATTACATATCGATTGAACTTTAAATATCCTAAGTTTTTTGACGATAACTATAAAGGCAAGGGAGTTCTCAGGTATAGTGCAGACACTAGAGAACTTGCTGATTCATACTTGGATCTATTATCACGTGACGATGGTGTACAAGTATTGACAGCAGATCAAGTAGCATTCATTCAATCTAAACTACAGGGACAACAATACTTTAACCTTGAGTTTGATGTCAACCCTGATGGGACAGTTGAAGAAGTGTATGCCTATGTCCAACGTGTCTTTGAATTTGAAGACTTGACAACCCAGTGACCCTCTGATAAGATATCATCACATGAATAATATGATCATGGAAGTGCCTGACGCTGACCAATTGAAGCATCTACAGATACAAGCGATGCTACGTGAAAACAATTTTCCAGAAGATGAATTAAAATATATTGGTGAACGTGATGGTCAGCACTACTATCTCATAGCAGGTGAGCATGAAGTTCCTGTATCTGACATTATTAGCTGCGATCAAATAACAGAATGAAGAAGAAAATAGCAATCGTGGGTGCTGGTAATGCTGGATGCATGACCGCACTTAACTTCGGATACTATGGTAAAGAACTGTTTGAGATCGATATGTATTACGATCCAAACATTCCTATTGAGAAAGTAGGACAGTCTACCACACCTGATGTACTGCAGTTGATCTCTGCCAGTATGAATATGGACTGGTGGAACAATGACATTGGTGCAACACTTAAACTTGGCATCTTGTATGAGAACTGGGGACAGAAGCAGAAGCATATCTACCACAAGTTCTTCATGGATAGTATTGCATGTCACTTCCAGACATCTAAACTATCACAGAAAGTAAGAGAATCACAGTATGTGAATGTTATTGAACAGAAGATTGTTAACCCTGAGGTAGAGATTGATGCTGATTACATTTTTGATTGCAGAGGCAAGTCTGAGAATGATTATGAGAACTATCACAGACTCACCAACCCACATAATTCAGCAATTATTGCATTTGCAGATGGAAGGGACGTAGATCTAACACATACTAAATGTGCTGCCACACCTAATGGTTGGACATTTGTTATCCCTAATCAGGATAGTATCTCATATGGTTATCTCTACAATGATCTTATCACTAGCAAAGAGGATGCTAAAGCAGATTTCCTCGACAGGTTTGATATTGTAGAGAGTGACATTGATGGTTACCTCAGTTTCCAGAATTATATTGCTAAGTCAATGTTCTATGGTGAGCGTACCATTCTAAATGGTAATCGATTCGCATTCCTAGAACCATTGGAAGCAACATCAACTACATTCTATCGTAATGTTGCTGGTCATGCATGGGAACACATTGTTGATGGTAAACCAAAGTATGCATGTGACAGTGATGTTTTCAAGTACATGAAACAACTTGAAACATTCATTCTATGGCACTATCAGTTCGGATCTGCCTTCGATACTCCATTCTGGGAGTATGCCAAGGGTCTGCCATTCAATCCAGATGCTGATTTCCTCAAATATCGGGATGCTGCCATCGAAATGGATTATCCCATGCTAAACTCAAGAGGATTCGCTGGTCAAGAGTATGGCATCTGGCCTCGCATGTCCTTCAAACAATGGCATGAAGGGGTCAATCATTAAGAAATTGTGAGATCTGCCACTTTTGCCCCTCTGATCTACTAAAATAACGGAGTCAGCACTAAAGCACCATGGATTGGGACAAGACAACCAAGCACGAGAAACGCAAAGATGCATTCTACATCTTTTACGAGAGTGTCCTCAAACCAGACCATGAATTGCGTGAGGACGCACATGAACAGAAATGTTATCATGAATTGCTTGAGTGGCGTGGTGAAATTATTGAGTATCTAGATAAACGTCGTAACGAAGAATTCCAATGACCTCAACACCTGATCAATCCTATGACTACAAAAAAGAGTATGCAATCCAACGCAAAGATCGTATGCAGGATGCTATCGATGATTACCTCCAAGATGAATCGGTTGACGCCCGAAGAATATATGAGGAGATGCTATCTTGCATCGATGATGTGATCCACTATCACAAACGTCATCTTGATCGTGCTCAAGGACTTCGTTCACTGATGCAAGGTTACAGACACATTCCAGAGAGATTCTAGTATGGATGAAAAGACCAGACTGCTCATGGCATCAATGCAAATCAACAATGTCATGAAACTCACCCGCGACAACAAGTGGGAGAAGTATTTACATCAACACCTATCCGTGGTAGAATATGAACTCCAACGACAACTCCACAACATCAACGCAAATGAACGAAGAGGACTTCAAGTCAGCGGTGCAAAACATCCTGATGCTGCAGAACAATAACGATCACAACTTTCAGATCCTGCAAAAGCAAATTGATAACTTGCAGACGCAACTGAATGAACTGAACGATCTTAAGCAGATGTTCAGACTTCCCAACCCAGCAAATGCAAACAGGAAATTGTTTGATGAAAAAGAGTAATTTTGAATTGCTCCAACCAGTAGAATACCACGGTATCACTGGTTATATTGGATTCATTAGTGAGTATTACATCACTATTGTATACAAAGACATCCCATTGCCTAAGAGTGCTAACTCACGGTGGGGTCGTCACTACTGTTCTATTGTTGTTTACCCTAATTTTTGGAATGAAGTACGCTGTTGTCTGGATGAAGCAGAAAAAGAAGAGCACAAGCCGCCAAGAAGCGATCTTCTACAATTTGGACGATGCCGCTCTGTGGGAGCAGCATATAAACAAAACTGAGCACGTCAAGACTAACATCATTCCTATTTTCTCAGAGTGATGTATCACACTGCGAGTGAAATACTATTGCCACCCAACATGGTTGACTATCTTGACACCAACTCAAAGTTTGGTGATGCATTGATAGTCAGAGATGGTGTAGTGCAGGCATCAACAGTTCGCTCGACACGTGTATGTTTACGTGATGATAATGATTGGGTAGCACAGTTCTGTAGACACCATGTACAGGTCATCAACGAAGATGTGTACAAATTCCATTTGAATGATGGATTTGACTCTGGTAAGTATCAGTATGCACACTACAACGTTGGTGACTACTACTCATGGCATCAGGATAACATCTGGAAACACAATCAGATATGGGATCGTAAACTATCATTCTCTCTTTTGTTGAATGATGACTACGATGGTGGATACTTCGAGTTTGTTGAACCAATCTATGGTGAAGAACTGACTTGGAATATCACACGTGTGCCCACAAAGGCAGGAACATTGATAGTATTCCCATCAATGATGGCACACAGAGTAACACCTGTCACCAACGGTACAAGGAAAAGCGTCGTTGGGTGGTGTGTGGGCAGACAGTTCGCGTAGTGTCCACAATTGTGGCACAGCACCCCCAAACCGTGTATATTAAGAGAGTCAAAGCAAGGCACCCATGCAACTCTTCACTTCCGCCACCAAGATCGACTACTATCCTGTCGGCACTGGCAAGCGTTTCGTTAAGAAAGTCGTCTGGCATCCTGGCTCTGAGTCTGAGATGGTCTTCTTCTCCACTAAAGTCAAAACTGAGATGAAGTACGAAGTTGAGAACTACATTGCCAACGGTGCTGTAGTTACTGCCATCAACACTGAAGAGTATCAGGGCAAGGATTACTCTCCCGCTGCCTGCTGATCACACGTGGCTGCACAGGACTGGGAGACTGGTTCACAGCGTAAGACCACACCTATACAAACACATTCATCGAGGATTACCCATGGATCTTAACACTTTCAAGCAACAGTATGCCACGATCAAAGCACGTGGTTACATCAAAACCCATCGCAAAGGTAACACTGGCGTTGGTCACTCTCTCGAACAAGAACTAGGATTGACAGAGAACTGTATCTCTGGTCCTGATCTTGAAGGATATGAACTGAAAGCAGCACGTAAAGGTGCTGGTGGTAAGCAAACACTGTTCACCAAAGAGGGTGATTGGGTAGTACCCCAAAGAGATTATATTGAAACGTATGGTTTCCCTCACACCACAAAGCAAGGTGAGTTGAGTGGACAATCTACTGTAACTAAAACTGTCAACAAGCGTGGTCTCCAGATTGTTACCACTGATGACTATTGTGCTGTGTGTCATGGCAACGTTGTCATCGTTATGTGGGACTGGGACACTCTGTTGAACGTGTTCGCAAACAAGTTCCCTGCATGTGTGAAGGTATTTGCTGATGTTGAGAAGCGTGATGGTGTGGAATACTTCCACTACAATGAAGCATACCGTCTCATCAGCACTGATAAGAACCTGTTCCGCACTGCAATAGAGAACGATGTGATCGCTATTGACATTCGTATGCGTACACAGAAGAAAATTGGCAAATCTATTCGTAATCGTGGTACTGCATTCCGCATGAATCATGGTAGAATGGAAGAACTATTCATTAAAGAGGAACTTTGAAGGACACTATTCTGTATGGAGACTGTAGAGAGACGCTGCAACAGTTCGCAGCGTCTGGTGTACGCGCTCGCATGTGTGTGACATCACCACCATACTACGGTCTCCGTGATTATGGCAATGAAGATGCTCAGATTGGTCTGGAAGAGTCACCCGAAGAGTTCATTCAACAATTAGTTGAAGTGTTTCGTGGAGTGCGCGATTGTCTCACTGATGATGGCACACTCTGGGTGAACATTGGTGATAGTTATTACAACTATCGATCTGGCAAGGGTCAGGCGCTGCCCAAGCAGTCTATGGCATCCAGCAATCAAGA